AAAAACAGTTAAAAGAAAAAATAATTAAGGAAGGATTTGCAAATCAAAAGATGCAAAAAGTAATTAAACCAAATGCAACAGAGCCAACTAAAAATAATCCTTTAATGAATGTTCTTTTACCTGATATTAAATATAATCCTCAACGTGAAGCAGCCCAACCATCATTCAACCCTGAAGTTGAGAAAAAAATCAACGAAAGTGCAGGAAATATTGGACCTGATCCTAAATTATTCACAGATTTAGGAGATGCAATTAGTTTCGAACAGTCAATGCAAAGATTTTATACAACCGCTAATTCAAGAGTAGCTAACGATCAAAAAGCATTTGCTGAATTTTGCTATGGAAATATGCCTTCATGTAAGAGTGGTGATGATGTAGCGTGTTTAAAAGAAAATCCTCGGTGGATTAATTATTAAATAAAATAATCTTCTATATAATTATATAATGGCTAGTGTATATAATTATAGATTTGATAATCTAACAAGAATCGGCGATGATGATTGTGGAATTACTGCCCGTGATTCTCAAAATAATGCAATTGGTAGTTATAATACAACAAATTATTTTTTAAATTCATGCGGTATGAAAAAACCCATCGAATTTGCTACACAACAACCAAATGTATTTTATAATGGAGGTGCTGGAATCTGTGGCGCAGGTGGTTGTAATATACAATCCGACTCTAAGTTAAGAATCGGAACTATCCAAACTCACCCTAAATGCAAAATTAGCCTTCAACAGAGACCTTTTGCAACTGTACCATATTTAGGACGTGGACCTCCTCGTCCTATTCTTGAAGCAAGATTACAACAAGGAGCAATGATTAATGATACAAAATCATGCAAAACTGTTACAGAAACTTCTTACAAAAATTACAGCAGAACTCCTTTAATTCCAAGTGTTGCAAACACCATTCAGAATCCTCATAATTTAGTAGAAGGTGTCGCAGCAGAGGGGTGGATTCGTGGTGGATTACCTTCACGCGAACTCACAAGAGATCAAGATTATCTCGAGAGACATTCTAATTAATATACTTAAAAATAATTAAATATTTATAATTAAATGTATAATTATTCCATTGAATTAAAGTATAAAAATTTAGATATAGAAGATTCAGATACACAATATCGTAAAGAAGTTTTAGCCGTTTTTTCAATGAAAGAATATAATCAAGATATGATAAAAAAACAAGATACGCTATTTAATGTATTAAAAGAGGAATATAAAGAAATTATAAAATGTATCATGAATAACGATCGTTTAGCATTAATTAGGAATGTTAATGAAAATGATGCTTTTATGATTTTATTTTCGTGGGACTATTTTTATGATAATCATAATTTAATCAGAGCTATTTTAAAAAAAGACAACAAAAATGTAATTGATAACTTAAAACAAAAATTAAAAAATATTATATTAAAAAACAATTAGATTAAAAAATAATATATATTTTATATATCATTATGGATACAAGTCTAAAAAATTCAAAAGGATTATATTGTTTAGAGCAACAATTAAATAATAGACAACTTGATTTTAGCATTTATAAATATAAATGTGTATCAAATGATACAAGAATTCCTTGTGCTGGTATTAATATGCCTATGATGACAAGCGGTTACAATAATAATGTACTTTCCAATAATGCGTCTGATATTGAAAGTGCACTTTTTGGAATAGGATCTACCAATCTTGTTAAAAATAAAGCGCCTGTAGTACCAGAATTAAATAAATTAAATCAGGCAAAATTTTTTAATAATATGAATGTATTTTTACCAGAACCTCTTGTTGTTGAAAGCAAGCAACGTGCAAAAGGTCCTTTTTGTTAAGTATTATTAATAAACTTTATATCATTATATGGGATAGTTAACACTTTTGTGGTATTATCTTTTACAGAATATGTAATATATAATATACCATCTTTAATTATCATTCCACAACAATATTCTATAGGTTGATTTTCAAAAGTAAAAAGAAAGCTATGATCTACATATTCAAATGTTTTACAATTAATTTTAACAAATAAATGATAATAATTTCTAGGTTTTGAATGATGAACTAAATGACATATAAATAAAATATCGTCATTATTGTTTATACCATGTGTTGATCCAGAGATATATTTAAAAAAATTAGGTGATTTTTGTTCCTGTTTTATTGAAAGTTTATTCTTTTTTATAATACCCAATTTCATTGGATGCCATTGATAAATGCAAAATATTTTTTTACGATTAGAAAATAACGCCCAATTTTTTTCACATTTATTATTAGTTGGAGATTTTATTATAGTACCATTTAATTGTTTATTATTAATATCAAAAGTTCCAAATTCTATCATAGAACCTCTTAAAATTTTTTCTGAAATTTCTTTTTTGGTATAGTTGAATACAACATTTCCTGTATAATAAATAGTACTTTTTAAAGTTAATGTCCTAATATCTTGAAGACCATCTAAAACATAATAATTATCTATTTCACGTTTATTTTCTTGGATTAATTCTTCATTTATTTCTTCAGTAAAATCTTCATTATAATTAATAATATAATTTTTTGTAGCTTCTTTATCTCTATATTTATAGTTCCATTCAGCATCAAAATAATAATTAACATATCTTACTATAAAATAAACATTTGATTGATATGTAAAAATAGTAGAATTACTACTGTTAAATTCATTTTTTACTTTTGTTAAATCATATCTTTTAATATCATTATTTTTAGAGTAACAACTAATATTATTAGCATAAAATTTATAATTATCAAAAACATTTTTAATATGACATTTATTATCTAATAATTTAAAAAACACACGATGAATTTCATCTAGTTCATAAAAACTTTTATCATTTAAAGGAAGATAATAATAAAAAATATAAAATTCATACAGTAATTTATACTCATATACATCTGTACTAATAAATAATGCAGTTTTTTCAGGTTTTTCTATAAATATTGCTTGTTTAAAAAATAAATTAGCTAATGAATAATTTTTAGTATATCTGTAATGTTTTATTATTTCATATAATGGTTCAGCTCTCGTAGGATTAATTTGATATGCATTTAAGAATTTCATTACAGCTTTTTCATATTTTTTTAAAGCCATATAACATAATCCAATTCTATACATACTATAATATATTTCTTCAAACCACCCACCTTTTTGAATTCTTATTTTATAATTATTAATAGCTTTTGTATATTCTCCTGTATCAAAATAAGAATTAGCAAGATAAAAATATGCACGCACATTATCAGGATCTTCTTTAATATCATCTTGTAAAATTTTAATGTCTCTTTCATATTTGTTAGTTTTATTTCCTCCATCTCCAATATCTGTAATAAAAAATTCACTTTCGTCTAGTTGTTGAGATTTAAGATTAATAGGTATTTTTAAATATTCATGTGTCGATCCAATATATTGAATAGTTTTATCAAAATTTATTAAACGAATATTTCTATATTTAAATTTTTTTGTTCCTTGCATAACATAATAGTAATCTTTAGATTTTAAATTATTCTTATTAGCTAAAAAATCACTACTAAAATTAGCTATCATGTCTGCATCTAAAAGCAAAATAAAATCGTAATCACTATATAATATGCGACATTTATCTAAAGCCCAATTACGATTATGTCCAAAGTTTTTAAATTTATATTTTATTAAATATCCATTAATATTTTTCTTAGTAAAAAAATCTTTTATTATATCTATTGTATCATCATCAGAACCTGTATCACAAATACAGTAAGCATCAATAAATTTGTAAACGCTTTCTAAGAGTCGAATAATAATTTTAGATTCGTTTTTAACAATCATATTAAGAACAATTTTAACATCTTTATCTTTTGTGTTTTTTTCTTCAACGCCTAATTTTAAAACCATTATTTTTACATATTTAGTATTTTTTATTATATTTAATATTTATATATTAAAATGGCTTTTACAAGATTTAATTATGATGAATGTAGAACAAAAAAAATATTACAAGAATCTACTGGACCTGGAAGATACATGTTAAATGTGCCTGGTCCTGGAGATAATGTTTGTTTTTATAATGATCCATATATTAGAATGCAGGGGTGGGGTGCAAATTTAAGAAAAGTAACAAATGGAGCACCTATTGATATTGATAGTGATTTAATTGGAATAACACGACCATTATCAAAATATTGTGATAAAAAACAATATCCAAATAGTGGTGTTGTAAAGTCTAAAAGAGTAAAATATTCAACATGTAATAATACTATAACAGAACAAAGTAGAGCAACACATCCTGCTTGGATGTATAAAGATTTAGAACAAAATCATAGATATATTTTATTTTTAGACCCACAAGAAAATACATGTATGCCTTTTCAGAATAATCTTAGTACACGTATTTTAGAGAAGGATAACTTTGTTGCAAAAGAACCTTGTATGTTAAAACAGAGAGGGCAGCCAGTTGGCGTATATCGGGGCAACCTTCTTCCAAAAGCTACTTTAAAACAATAAATAATTTTAAAATAAAGATAATTTATTGTTTAAGAAAATATATTGTTTAATATATAATGGCAGAAATTGCAATTCCAGCAGTAGCATTAGGTGCTATGTATATTTTATCAAATAGAAATGAAGAAAAAGAAATTAGCAAAGAGAAATTTACAAATAGATCAGCTCCTGAATCCAGAACATTAAAAATGGGTAATGTAAATAATGGTGTACCTGCAACAAGTAGAGTAAATTACCCAGTTCAAACTTTTTCTGACGTAGGTCATGAACCAGCTTCATATGCTTCGCCAAATTCAGCAACAGATAGATATTATCAACAAGATGTTTATGAGAAAAAGGTAGAATCAAATGCAGATCCAACAAATAATAATTTATTTAAATCATTAAATGGCGATATGGTTCAGAAAAAAGATATTAAATTCAATAATATGGTACCTTTTTTTGGATCTACAGTAAAACAGAGAACTATTAATTTAAACAGTAACGAACAAATTTTAGATCATCATAATGGAAGTGGATCTCAAATAGTTCACAAAAGAGAACAGGCTCCTCTTTTCGCACCACAGGAAAATTTACACTATGCACATGGAACACCTAATCATTCAGATTTTATACAATCAAGAATGAATCCATCATCACGAATGGCAAATACTAAACCTTGGGAAGAAATAAGAGTGGGACCTGGATTAAATAAAGGATTTACAAATAAAGGTTCAGATGGATTTAATGCAGGAATGGAAGCTAGAAATATGTGGCTTGATAAATCTGTAGATCAATTACGAACAAAGACTAATCCAAAAATAACATATAGTTTAGGAAATCATGAAGGACCTGCAAATTCAACTATTAAAAATAGAGGATTTGAGGGTCGTGTTGAAAAAAATCGCCCCGATACATTTTACTTAAATACACCAGATCGCTGGTTTACTACAACAGGTCAGGAAAAAGCACAGCGATCACGTGCTGAAGAACCACTTCAACCAGAAAATCGTCCTTTTACAACAAGAGAGTATTTCGGTGCAGGTACAGCAAATCAGAATGGTGGTAGTGCTGGAGGTAGAATGGAGGAAAATTACAGAAAAAGCAATAGACCTGAACTAGCTCCGGATGGTAAATATTTAGGACCCGCTCATAATTTAACATATCAGACAGGTTGGGATAATTTAAAACAAAATTATGGTAAAGATGGGTATAAATCATATGCAAATTCAAGATCAACAACAAAACAACCAAGAGAATTTGGTGTTGTTTCGGGATTGATGAAAGCAATAGTTGCTCCAGTAATGGATGTTTTAAGACCTTCAAGAAAAGAAAATGTTATTGGAAATATAAGAGAACAAGGAAATGCGTCGGGTGCATATGGTGTTAATCAAGCAACTGTTTGGAATCCAGCTGATAGAACTAAAACAACTATTCGAGAACAAACTAGTGAAACACATGATATCGCCCAACCATTTAGAAGTCATGAAGGAGGATATGCAACAGCAACTTATGATCTTAAATCACAGCAAAGAGAATCAACAACAGTATCTTACACAGGTATTCATGGAGGTTCAACATATGGAACTTCAAATGGTCCTGTTTACAATGCTGCTTATAATGCAGAATTAAATCCTTACAAAGAAAAATTATTGAAGACACATCCAAATATGGGTAATCAAACATTATTTAATGGAAATCAAAATATAAAAGTAAGTAAAATTGGAGCTCAAAATGAAGCATTCGGTATTGCTAACATGCCAAAAGAAGGTGGAAATATTACAACATATGGTGAGATGGGTGGTAGACATACAAGAGAAGCAACAATTGAATCAGATAGAAATACTAGACAAATGTTAAATGCGTTTAATAATAATCCTTACACACATTCATTACATAGTGTTGCATAATTTGAATATAAAAATAATTTTATAAATAATCATAAATATGAATATTCATAAAAATATTAAGTCTAAATTAGATTATTTTATATCACAGAATAAAATTCCACATATTGTTTTCCACGGTCCATCAGGAGCTGGAAAACGGTCAGTACTAGAATACTTTATAAATAAAATATATTCAAGTAAAGAAAATATAAAGAAATATGTAATGTATATTAATTGCGCGCATGGTAAAGGTATTAGATTTATTAGAGATGAATTAAAATTCTTTGCTAAAACAAATATTCAAAATAAAAATGGTAGTATTTTTAAAAGTATTGTTCTTTTTAATGCTGATAAATTAACAACTGACGCGCAATCTGCACTTAGAAGATGCATAGAACAATTTAGCCATACCACAAGATTTTTTATTATTATAGATGAATATCGAAAATTATTAAAACCAATAATTTCAAGATTTTGTAATATACAAGTATCACTTCCCGTTATAAATAAAAATAAAATAAGTCTCCATGATTATAACAAATCTACCATTAATAATATTTTTAAATTAGAGAATAAAAAAACTAGTACATGGCTTGCAAAAAATTTAGAGAATACATCAAAATTAAATAACATAAAAGAAATTTTTAATTTTAGTGATAAAATATATCAAAAAGGGTATTCGTCATTGGATATAATGAATTACATATCTAATTCTAAAAAAATAGATGGATTAGAAAAATATAAATTACTTATATTTTTTGATAAGGCAAGAATTGAATTTAGGAATGAAAAAATACTAATATTTTATATTTTAACTATAGTTTTATTGCGTATTAAATGTGATTTAGAAAATATATGTGAAATGTAAATATGGATGATTTTAATACTAATTTGCTTTCTGAAGCCCGAAATGAATATTCATCTCGTTTACTAAATATACTAACTCCTCTTGTTATTCAAGGATTCAAATCTATTTTTAAAGAGGCTTATGAATTATGTGTAAAAAATGAAGAAAGTTCAAAATATCTAATGACCTTTCAAAATTTCTTATCAAGAGTTCCAAAATGGAATCAAGAAATTATAAATGTTGAGACACAACGAATCATTAAAACCAGTAAATGTGATTTCTTAGAAGATATTTTAACATGCGTTCATATAACACAGTTAAAAATTCTTACTAGTATTCGCGTTTCAACAAAACAAAAAAAAATAGAGATAGATATACCAAAAATTTCAGATTTTGTTCATCGTGTTTATATTGAATCTGCGCGTAAAATATATCAAAATGTATATTTATTTGAGAAACATATCATGCCTCTTCAACAACAAAAAAACATGCGTGAGTGTGAAATAATTGTAAGAGAGTGTATACTTAAAGTTATTGCAGATAGTATGCCTATTGAAAAAATTCTACGTGCCTATATGGATGAAACAGAAGAGGAAGAAATTATAGAAGAAATTGTAGAAAAACCACAAGAAGAAGTTGAAAATATTGTTAAAGAAGAAGAAAAAGAAACACTAGAAAATAATAATGAATCAATACAAACTGTAACAAATGATAATTCAGCAAATATTGTAAAAATAGAAGCATCAGAAGATAATAATATAATTTCTCCTGGTGAACCAGTATCAATTGCAAAAGCAATTGAACCTTTAGAAAATAATCATAGTAATGGAAATGATAATATTGAAAAAACTGAAAATGTAATTATTAATACCGAACCTATGACTTCAGAAATTAAATCCGAAAATAAAATTTCTTTCAATGATAATGATTCGTTAATGAATTATAATATTAATGAGAAACCAACAAAAATCCAAAAAAATGAAACTTCATTAATTTCAGCTCCAAAAACTATAGAAAGGCTTGAAAAAATAAGCAAGGAAGCCAATGAAAAACGTAAAGAAGAAGAGGCTGCATATGATGATGATGATGATGATGATGATGATTTTGGTTTCGAACAGGATAAAATCAAAATTTTTGATGAATCCCCTACACTAGAATTAGATAAGTTAGATGTAAATGACGTTTCATCTGGTTTAGAAATAGCAAGTCCACCTCTTTTAGATGATGTTCAAGAGTTAAATTAACTGCGGTAAAAAATAAAATAGTTTTTTTATTTAAAATATAATAATGAATAACGATACTTTTATTAAAGGGTTTGTAATTTGTATTGTATACTTAATTTTTCGTTTTTTTGAAATGAGATTTATAATTAAAGAAACAATACCACTAAAAAAACTTGTAAGAGATGCTCTACTTGTATATATTAGTTTTATTACAGGTATATTTGTTTATACACAGATAGAACCTATAAAAGATTTAGGAAGTACACCAGTAGTATTTACAAACAATCCAGAATTTTGAATAATTAATTTACTTAAAATAATAAATAAATTAATTATTTATTTAGACATTAAGAATAAATAGGTAATTTATCAATGTCTATAATTTTTTTTTTACTTGTTTTTTTTCTATTAATCTTATATTTTGAAAAAATAATACTATCAACTTGATTTTGTGGTGTATGATTGTGTACGGTTCTAGCAATCATTTTATATAACTTAAATTCTGGATATCTTTCTTCACCACATTTTTTATATAGTATATTTCTTCCTTTATCATCAGTACACCATTTATTAATTAAAATAGAAATAGGATTCCCACATGAGTTAATATTTTCAATATCAATGTCATCTAAAAAATAATCATAAAGAGAACATGCAAGACGACATAAATCAAATGATGGATTTGGATTTAATCTAGGTTTTTTCTTATTAAAATAAGGTTCAATATTGTATTGTGTTGCAGCATCACCTTTTGGATGAAAACTATCACTACAAATGAATTTACCCTTATATTTATATATTGCTCTACCAAAATCAATTATTTTATATAATTTTCCATATGTAGGCACTTTAAAGTATTTACTTTCATATTTGTAATATATAAATTCTTTATCCGTTTTATTATACATGATATTATTTGTATGTAAATCATTATGTGTAAAATCAAACATTTTTTGATAAGTTATAAGAATCATTATTATTTGAAATAAACAAGATCGCCATTCATCAATACTAATATCTTCTTCTAGTAATGAATCTAATGTGGCTTCCATTTTTTCAAGACATATTACTTGTACGGGAAAATCTTCTATTGTAGAACAACATTCAATATCTGAATTTATACTACTTAATATTTCACTATTATCTCCATCTGTCTCATTTTCACTTTCTGACTCATTATTATCATCATCTTCAAATTCATCTTCACTAGAACTATGAGAAGATCTAGAAGAACATTCACTGCTACTTTTACTTTTATTTAAATTGTTACTTAAATCAAATTCAAAAATTAATTCTGTTGAAATCCCCTTTTCAGTGTTAGATGGTATAAATAAATCATCGAAATTTTCATTATTTAAAGAATATACTGATTTATTGCTAATATTTTTTTCAATAACTAATTTTCTCTTGTAATTTCTAGTATCGCTATCAAAGAATAAGTCAGAATCTATATCGTCTATTTTGAATAGATTATTTTTATTTATATGAAAAAATTCACTATCATTTAAATATTCTAAATCATCAAAAATATTTATTTTAAATTCATTCTGAACACCTAAAAAAGAACCATAAAAATCTAAACCGTGAATAAATTTGTGATGGTGTAAAAGATTACTTGTAAGATATGTAAAAAAACCATCAACATATGCTGAATTATTTGGATCTAAAATTTTCTTTATACAATTATTATTTGATAATCTTGGTAATTCAGATTTTAAATGATTAGATTCTTCATATTTTCCAACCATAAATTTAACTGGATCAATTAAAGGAGAAAATTTAAAAAAAGAATCAATGTATTTTTCATCTTTTTCAGATTTTATTTTACATTTATAAACATTATTAAAGTCACTTTTATCAACGTTTATGATATTATAATGTTGATTCAAATTTATATTTTGATAGTTGTTTTCCTGTAAGTTAAAAAAATGTTTATATATTGGGATATAATTTTGAATTTTTTTTATCCCTATATTTTCAAATTTCTTAAATAATGTTTTATTATCATTCTTTTTATAATAAATGTTGAACATTAATTTGTATAAATAAATAATTTTATTAATTTTAACTTGATTTATGCGTATTTTAATATAAATATATTTTTGAACTAAATATATATGAATTTAGAACTAAAAAAGTTCGATATGAAAAATATTAAGTTTGATCCAAAAAAATCATCAGGTCCTGTAATTGTATTAATAGGAAGACGTGATACAGGTAAGAGTTTTTTATGTAGAGATTTACTTTATTATCATCAAGATATTCCAATTGGTACAGTTATTTCAGGAACTGAGGCCGGAAATGGATTTTATAGTTCTATGGTGCCTAAATTATTTATTCATGATGAATATAATACAGCAATTATTGAAAATATTCTTAAACGTCAAAAAATGGTTATTAAACAAATAAAAAGAGAAAAAGATGCTTATGGTAGAAGTAATATTGATGGTCGCGCTTTCGTTATTTTAGATGATTGTCTTTATGATAATACATGGAGTAGAGATAAATTAATGAGACTTCTTTTTATGAATGGTCGTCATTGGAAAATCATGTTAGTAATTACTATGCAGTATCCTCTTGGGGTTCCACCAAATCTTAGAACAAATATTGATTACACATTTATTTTAAGAGAACCGTATATTGCTAATAGAAAAAGAATTTATGAAAATTTTGCAGGTATGTTCCCCACATTTGAGTCTTTCTGTCAGGTTATGGATCAATGTACTGAAAATTATGAATGTTTAGTTGTTTCAAATAATTCAAAATCAAATAAATTAGAAGACCAAATATTTTGGTATAAAGCCAGTCCACATAAAGATTTTAAATTAGGAAGTAAAGAATTTTGGGATATGTCTAAAGATATTGGAAGTGATGATGAAGAAGAACAATTTGATCCAACAAACAGTAGAAAGGGTCCACGAATAAATGTTAAAAAAAGTAGATGGTAATTACACTGGTAAAGCTTCAACAGTAATACAAAAATTAGTAGTATTATCGAAAATTGGGACAGCATTTACAATTGGAATTGGGTTGAAAATAGTAGTTTCATTAAATTTATCAGATATATATTTTGGTATTCGAGCCTGCATTCTTGTAGATAAAAATTGTGTTTTATTTGTTTTACATGGATTTTCTCTTAATGAATGCCATATTTTATGATGATTACAGTATTTGCATCTACCACTACAAAATAACTCATATTCGCAACAGTTACAATTTTTAAATTCACAATGAAATCTTTTTACCATATTAAATAAGTAATAATATTTAATAATCGTCAATTAACCAAATATCACTATTAAAATCATAATTATTAAAACATTCACAACAAATACCTATATCATGAATATTTTTTTTATTTACATCTACATTTTTTAAAATAATGATATTTGTTTTATAACAGTTAATGGGTAATATACATAATTCACAAAAACTCCATTTATCTTTACAATCTTTACAAATTATCTTTTCAGATTCTATCGTACATACAATACAATTACAAATATCATTAATCTTTTCTTTATTTTTTTCTAATATTTTGTAAATATTATTCATATTAAATATTTTAAGTATAATTATTTAATATGATTATTTAATCTTCTTTCTTCTCACTTACAGTCATATCAATATTTGCATTATCATCTATTTCCTTCTGAACTCTATCTGTCTCACGCGTTCTAATGTTATCACCCTCAAAAAGCTCTTTTCTAATATCTGCGGAACTAATTTCTTCATTACTCTTAAGATTATTCTCAACTGTTGATGAACCAACACCTACAAGATTACCTTCTGAATCAATATTTTGTGTAAGCTTGTTTCCTGTTTCCTTAGCAAGTTTTTTATTATCTTCAATAGCTTTCTTTTTAGCATCTGCAACACGTTTCTCAAACTCTCGTTTTGCTTGTTTTTCATTCTTATTCTTTTCATGCATAAGTTGATTAAGTTCATCATTAAGATATTCTACACGTCCTGTTCTATATGCTTCTGGTTCCCAAGGCATCCATGTACCAACAGGCCCAACAAATACATCATGATTAGGATCTAATTCGCGAAGTAGTTTACAACGTAACTCTGCCTCTTCCTGAGAAGGATAAGATCCGCGTACCTTTACACCGCGCGTATTTGTCTGAAAATTATGCATCTCATTAAATGCACTTTCAAGTTCTTCTTCCTTAGCATCTAAGAAATTCTTATAATCATCAGTAATTGTTGTCTTAACAAGTTCAGCCTCCTCGCTTTTAACAAATTCCTGATAATCTTTCATAATCTTATCAAAATTCATATTGTATTTGTATGAGATGAAATTAAGAAATTGTGAAAACTTCTGAACTCCTTTACTATAATCCCAATGCTTTAGGAATTCCTCAAAGAAAAATAGCTCTTTTTTCTTTAAAATTTTATCTGGACTTACAAAACTCATACACACAAATTTTTGACCTGCTACAGGTTTATCTTCATCTAAAAGATCAACGTATTTAGGATTTTTTTCTCCATTAGGTAATTTTTCAGTTTCAAAAGGTAATTCTTTAGACATTTATAATATTTTTAGTATTTAATATTTTAAGTTATTTTTATCTAATAATGTATTTTTTTTTCTGTAGAAATAATATAAAATGCTCGGTGAACTTGGAAACTTATTTGACCTTGGTGAACTTATCCGTCGTGTTGTAAAATACCTTGTTGAGGGTATCATGGTTGCTATTGCCGCCTACGCTATCCCCAAGCGCTCTCTTAACTTAGATGAGGTCATGCTTATTGCCCTCACTGCTGCCGCTACTTTCTCCATCCTCGATACTTACGTCCCATCTATGGCTGTAAGTGCTCGCTCCGGAGCTGGTTTCGGTATGGGCGCTAACCTTGTTGGTTTCCCTCGCATGTAAATTATATTTTGTAATATGTTTAAAATTTAAACACGTTATAAATATCCAAAATACTATCAATACAATAGTAAAAAATAATGAATAACTTATATTTGTTATAGGTTCCATAGAATCGCTCATAAAAATATATATTTCACTTAAACCATAAAAACTTATACCCTCTACCAAAACACCCATATAAATACCATTACCTATAATTAATAAATTATTTGTTAAATCATTAAACTGTAACGCCATTAGAGCTGCAAATATAGCATGATGTATATGATAATGAATATTTTTAGCAGAATTTATAAATAAAAGAATGTAATTCAACCCAAAAATAAAAAACAACGATAATATTGATAATATTGTATTTCCACATCTTCTATATTTAGTTAGATCTAATATGTCTCTTATTGTTAAATACAGCAAAGGTACACCTATTATAATAAATACAATAATCTCCCTTAATGTAAGATGATTCCAAAAGTTTCCACTTATAGTAAAATTTTGTAAAAAATTTACTTGTCCTAATAAAGCAAAAATTATTGCACTTGAAATTGTTATAATTTGATATAAAAATAATTTTTTTCTTGAAAGATTTTTAAAAGTTAATTGAGATATCGTAGTTATTGTATAAGTTATTAATAACGCAATTGTTAAATCATATGCATATGTGTAATTTGTAATCCTTTCATAATGACCTTTTGTTATTAGTGATGTTATCTTTAATGTTTGACTAGCAAAAAAGGTATTTGCATATATAAGTTGTAAGTAAATATAAAAATAATTCATTAAAATTTATAATACAAATATTTCTAATATATTTATATTAATTAATTATGCTCTCGCTTACAATTAAGGAAAGGATATTTACTATATAATTTAAATATAGCAAGTTCTTTTTTTTTAGCTTCAATCATAATATCAATATGACATTCATATTTTTCAGGAATTTCTAATAAATATTCTGGTATTACTTCAATATAATCAGAATGATGCCCTGTTCTTCCCGAACCCTGTTCTGAAACATGAAATTTAGGTTTGATTCCTCTTTTTTTCCATGTATTTAATATGTCTTCTATATAATATTCTGCTTTTTCAATACATTCGTCTGGATGTAATATATTATAACATGTATAATGATGTGTATCAAATACTACAGGTATATTAACTTTTTTTGATACATATAAACAATCTTTAATGGAAAAGCATTTTTCACAATTTTCTAATACTAACCTTCTTTTAATTGATTCAGGAAGACGTTTGTAATTTTCACACCATCTTTCAAGTGTTTTTTCTTTATCACCATATAATCCACCACCATGAACTACCATAACTGAATCTGGGCCCATACCCATACGATCTAAAACTTCTGCATGGTAACTAAGATCATTTATAGTTTGTTGAAAGGTACTTTCATTTGGTGTCCCTACAACATTATATTGTCCTGGATGAAAAGTTAATCTATGATTAAGATGTCTAGCATATTCTCCTATTTTTTTTAAAAGAGCATCAGCAAATTCCATATCGTAATCTTCTACCATTGGATTGCTTATATGAGGAAATAATTCACTTGAAATTCTTAAAACTTTAATACCATTTTGTTCGTTCCATTTAATCATCTTATATAAATCATTTAAATTCTGAATTATTTTTAATTTTAGTGTTTGTATACCTTCTTCTTCTATCTTTCTTATAATCATTTTTCTAGAACAAAATACAGTTGGTTTCTGTTCTCTTAATGTTGTATTTAAACAACATAGACCCAACTGAATTGGTTTGTTAGTAGACATTGTTAGAAATTTATAATTGAATAATTAGAAAACTTTTTAATAATTCAATTTTATATATGAAATATATTCTTTTAGGAATTTTAATTATAATATCTATTTTACTTGTGAAATATGCATTCAAAAATAAGGAAAATATGGTATCAGCAAAAAAATTACCATCACCTAATATTGTTTTAATGGGAGATTATGATTTTCATCAACCAAAAAACATAAAATATCCATCATTAAAAAAAATTTTATTAAGTAAATATCCATTAGCAAAAATAAAAACATACACAAATGATTGTGTTATGATAAATAATTTTAATAGTTATATTAATAATATTCCAGATTTATTTAACAATAAAAATACAATAATAATTGTAGCTGTTGGTATGAACGATATATATAAAAATTTGATAAATTGTAATTCAAATAAAAAAATAAGTCCCAATAAAGAAACCATAAATTGTATTGAAAGTACACATATTTATAATAATTGGGCTAATGAAATAAATAGATTAATTCAAAAATTTGATAAAGCAAACATTATTATTTTAGGAAGCTATTATCCTAAAATGAATAGTACAATACCTGTTTGTAAACATAAACTAAAAGTAGATAAATATCTAGAGGAAGACATAGACTATTGGAATTCTAATTTAAGCAATTATTCTAGAAATAAAAATATTTCATTTATTCCTATTGATAAGATTATTGGAGAGAATGATTTAGAAAATGATGGATTTACTATTAAAGAATCATCATTTAATAAAATTGCAAAGGAATTAATTTCAGAAATTTCTATTAAGAATACATAACTTTAATAAAATTAATACAATAAGTATCATGTGTAATAAATCACCAGATAAACGTGGACTTAAAAATCTATGTGATTTTACTGTTGATAATTTAAATAAACATCCCTTATAAATATGTCTAGTTAAAAGAGTAAGTATATTCATAAAAATTAAGTAATATAAAATTGCAGGTGTTCTTATATATATTATTCCAATAACCATAAAAATATTGAATGCTACATCCGAAATATTAATACAATTATCTTTATGTAAAAAAGATCCAGATACAGCAATGGTATGAAAAAATAAAGAAGAAATCATAACTAAATAATCAGAAATTGTTTTAGATTTATAAAATGCAAATATTGTTATTATTAATGAAAATAATGAGAAATAAAAAAAATGTTTTTTATAATTGATTATATCAATAATACTTCTTTTATCATATTTTTCTATCATCCTATAAATATAGTTTTGATTTTTTTCAAAATTATATTTAATAATATGGGTTAGCTTAAATAGTAGGTACATATTCCCAAGATAATTCATTACATATTTTTTTCCATATTTCATCTTGCTCTATTCTTTTAACAGGATCTTTTAACATAGGAAAAAATGGTAAAAAAGTTACTTCCCCTAATAATTCGCACATTTTATACAGAACATAGTAATAATTAAGAAAGTTTACTCTATCATCAGGACAATGTTTTGCATATGGTCTCTGTATATCCATAAAAAGACTACAAAGTTTTTCTTCTAATTCTGGACTCATGATTGGTGGTTTAATACCTAATTTATCCTTTATAAAAGGTATATGTTCATAGTATTTATTATAACCTAATTTTTTTAATATATCTTTAGCTTTTTTATTAGACATTTGTTTTAATGTTATTCTTTCTTTTTTAATTTGAGCTTTAATGTTTTCAATAACTTCATCAGGTATTTGCGTGGTTTCTTTAGCTTGAAATTGAGCTAAAATTTCTCTAAAATGATTAATTCTCTTATATGCATAAAAACAAACTTCTTTTGGGGGTTCTTTGTATGATGGTTTTTCATGTTCTACAAGATAATCATATCTAGTACCACATTCCTTACAAATTAAAACACCCTCATGTTCGACAGATATTAATTCACCAGAGCATTTACATTTTTCTTCTTTAACAATATAATTATTAATATCAAAATATTTATCATCAATATTTGTTAGATATTTTTGAATGTAACTAATATCTTCATTTTTTGTTTTTTCTTCTTTATTTTTATTAAAAAACGAATGAAGTATTGTTTTTTTATTTTTACCATCTGTTAGATCTTTCTTTTTTTCAAAATAATCAAACACATGTTTAGCATTTTGTAAAAGATAATCTTTTTTTTTATTTTTTTCAGATTTAATTTTTTTTTTAATTTCTTTTAATTTATCTTTTAATTCTAATTTTTCTTCTATAGAAATTTCTAATTTTATCATTTTTTTTATTTTTTCTTTTTCTATTTCTAGTTTTGGTATTAGATTATTTTCAATATCATTAAAATTATTCATCATTTCTTGATGTTTATTATCAACAGTAACATTATTTTTTGTACTACAAATTATTTTTTTTGTAGCCTTAGGTTTAAAGGCAGGCATATATTTATTATAATAAATAATTATTTAATTTGCTTTTTAGTTAATTAATGTTTTATGTATAAATTTTATAGTATTTTTCTCTCCAAAAATCAATGGATATTAATCTTGATAAAATTCAAAATAAACATGTAAACCCAATACTACTACATAAAATGGCCTTCTTATATAATGCACTTGAAAACGGATGGACTATAAAAAAAAAGAATAATGCATATGTTTTTACCAAGAACCATGAAGGTAAAAAAGAAGTATATTTGGATAATTATTTAAAACGATTCATGAAGGATAATTTTGAAATATCAAGTATTTTAGAATAAGCTAATTAATTAAATTAATTATTCGCTTTTTCAAAATTTTTTTTTCTTTAGCAATATTATAATAATATGGGAGGTGGATTAATGCAACTCGTAGCCTACGGCGCCCAAGATGTTTACCTTACTGGAAATCCCCAGATTACTTTCTGGAAAGTCACCTACCGCAGACATACCAACTTTGCCATGGAGTCAATTGAACAGACTTTCAATGGCCAGGCCGATTTCGGTCGCCGTGTCCAGTGCACTATCTCCAGAAATGGTGATCTTGCCTACCGCACATACCTTCAGGTTACCCTTCCCGAGATCGGACAGGATTCCTGCTGCAATGATAACAACGACTGCAAGGGTATCTACGCCCGTTGGTTAGACTACCCCGGAGAGCAGCTTATCTCCATGGTTGAGGTTGAGATCGGAGGCCAGCGCATCGATCGCCAGTACGGTGACTGGATGCACATCTGGAACCAGCTTACCCTCACCGCCGAGCAGGAGCGTGGTTACAACAAGATGGTTGGTCAGACCACCCAGCTTACCTACCTCATCGACCCCTCTTTCGCCGATGTTGACTCTGCTTGCGCTAACAAATCTGTCCCCGCCGCTGTCTGCGCCCCTCGCAACGCTCTTCCTGAGACTACCCTTTACGTCCCACTCCAGTTCTGGTTCTGCCGCAACCCTGGTCTTGCCCTTCCTCTTATCGCCCTTCAGTATCACGAGGTCCGCATCAACCTTGAGCTTCGCCCATCAGACGAGTGCCTTTTCGCTGTTACTAGCTTAGCAGATATGGACGCTACTGACGCCACTAAGGCTTCCGGTAAATCCGTTAAGGACGCTGCTTCCTACCAGAAATCTCTTGTTGCTGCCTCACTCTACGTCGATTACGTTTTCCTCGACACTGATGAGCGCCGCCGCATGGCCCAGAACCCCCACGAGTACCTCATCGAACAGCTCCAGTTCACTGGTGATGAGTCCGTCGGTTCTTCATCCAACAAGATCAAACTCAATTTCAACCACCCTTGCAAGGAGCTTGTCTGGGTCGTTCAGCCTGACGCCAATGTTGACTACTGCCAGTCATTCCTTAGCGGCACAAACCTTAACCGTGCCCTTGGAGCTCAGCCTTTCAACTACACCGATGCCTTAGATGCTCTTACCAACACAATTGCTGCCTTCTCTGGACCCATGGGTGTCTACAACGGAGGTAACAATGCTTTCGTTGATAAGGACGGTCTTTTCCAGGACGGTGCTGCTGATACTCTCTCTGGACCTGTCATTCAGTGGGGTGAGAACATGGGTAACAATGCTACATTCACTGGTATTAAGGACCCCAGCGGTTCTGCCGCCTCCTTTAATTCCAGCTGCACTACTGGCCCCGGTAACTACAAGGTTCCTTTCCCTGTTGAGGAGGATTTCGCTGACTCTGGTGTCTCTGATGCCGGCGCTTTCGTCCTTGCCGAGACAGCCCTCAACATGCACTGCTGGGGACAGAACCCTGTCGTCACTGCTAAGCTCCAGCTTAACGGTCAGGATCGCTTCTCTGAGCGCGAGGGTACCTATTTCGACCTCGTTCAGCCTTACCAGCACCACACACGTAACCCCGACACTGGTATCAATGTCTACTCATTCGCTCTCCGCCCTGAGGAGCACCAGCCCTCTGGTACTTGCAACATGAGCCGCATCGATAACGCCACACTTCAGCTTGTCCTCTCCACCCACGCTATTGGTGGTGATGCCACTGCTAAGGTCCGTGTCTACGCCACTAACTACAATGTCCTTCGCGTCATGAGTGGTATGGGAGGTCTTGCTTACAGTAATTAGATTTTCTCTTAAAATTGAAATCTTAAAACCCTTTACTTACAAAAATAACTTAAATATAATTCATATTTATAAATTATAATTATGAATTTGAACAATCACCCTATTTATGGAACTTTTGAATATAATGTATGGAAACCTTTGTATTTCCATAGAACAAATAAAAAAACAAAAGCACACGAATTTGGAAAACATCCTAAGTATGAAATAATATTTATTAACAATCAAGAGACGCCATTTATAATAAGACATAAAAAAACAAAAAATTTCATTAATGTTTGTCGGAATAGATATATTCTTGCTTTAGATAGTTGTAACCACACTTACACAGATATTCATATCGCCGTTGCATCAGCATTCCCTCATATTACACCAAAAGAAACAATCGACCATATAAATGATGATCCTACTGATAATCGTATTACAAATCTAATGTGGATGGAACGAAGTGAGAATAGTAAAAAAGGACAGAAAAAGGCTGTAAAAAACAGCAACGCAAATGGAGGAAGACATGGTAAATATGTTACTATGAGAAAACCTGACCTTACAGATAAAAACAAACGTGATAAATCTATTCCTATTGGTTTATTTCGTAGTGTAGATAAATGCGCTCAATTCGTTATTGATAATGTTATTCAAAAAGATAAGAAACCCCAACTCAAAACAACAGCGGCAAAAATTCGACGTGCTATATCTACCCCACATTTGAAAGCATACGGATATTATTATGATAAATTTGAAATTAGTATAGAGGAAGAAGAATGGAAACAACATCCTGAATGTCCTGAATATCAAGTATCTACACATGGACGTTTTAGAAATTCATATGGGATTATTACTACAAATAAAAAAATGCGTAATGGTGCAAAATATTCGTCTGTATCATTTCAAAACTCACAAAAATATATTCATAAATTAGTATGGGAAACTTGGGTTGGTCCTATTCCAGAAGGAATGGATATCATGCACGATGATACAGCGCCTTTACAAGAAGATGGAACTTATCGTAATTGGTTATGTGACTTATCAATTGGAACGCGTAAAGAAAATATGGTTTCATTCCATAAACATAAGAATACACAAGAAATACAAGAACAAACAACATTTATTGAAAATGTTCCTGATATTTCCATATTAGCACCCAAACGTGTGTTCCCTTCAAACCCACTTGGAGAACTAATGCGTAACGCACCACAAGGAATTCAATTCATTCAAGCAAAAAATCGTGGAAATAAATATGTCCTTAGTCGATTATTTTCTACAACTGGTAAAGATATTCCTACAACTGGTAAAAAAAAAGTAAGTGATGAAGAAAAATTCCTACACGTATTAGAATTATATCAAAGTATGTGTTTACCTGAAAAGCAAAATAAGAAATATATGGAGACAAATATTGAAGATTATAAAAAATTTATTCCCCAATAAATGTAAAATATAATATAAACGTCATTTGTACATCATTGGTCAAGATATCAAAATTTCAACTAAGTTTTTATAATTCATTCTTCTTTTCTAGTTCTAAGTTAGTCACAAATTTTTTCTAATTCTACAAAAGAATTTGTACCAAAAAGTTCAAATATATCAATACCTGGTATTATTGCGTGTACAAATTCACTTTCAATATCTGATGCATTATTTGATGTTATGTAATCAAAATTTTATTTACTTTAGAATTAAATTGATTAATTTATTTTAAATTTTATTTTATAAAAACTAAATTTAAAATGCTCGAAATAACTTTCAAAGATCACAAAATTATCATCGGTAAAAATCAAGATGAAAATGATGAATTAGTAAATAATGCAGATCCAGATGACTATTGGCTACATTTATCTAATTATCCTTCACCTCATGTAATTATTCAAAATCCAAATAAAAAAAGGATTCATAATAAAATTATAAAACAAGCTGCATATCAGTTAAAAATCAATTCAAAATACAAAAATATTCAAAATATAGAAGTTGATATTACAAAAATAAAACATTTACAACAAACAAAAAAACCAGGAATGGTAATTATTAATCAATTAATTAAAAATATAAAAATATAAAAATTTAAAAGTAAAAAAGTAAAAAATTGAATTATCTTAAATAATAGTATTTAATAATACAGCAACCCAAAATGTATCAAGAAAACAAACAAAATCTTTCCATTGAAAGTGAAGTTAATTATAATGAAAATCCCATTATTTGGCCGAAAATGACTGATTTAGAAAAACAAATTATTACTGACTGGGCGACTGATGTTGATTCTTTAAATTTATTAAATTTAATTAAAGTACTTCATAAAAAGTTAAATGAATGTGATGGAATTTCCTTTAATGATAAACTTTTGAATATGGATTTTACGAAGCCTAATGGTAATCTATTTGAAAATATTA